CGGCTTCAGGGGGAGGTCTGAATACCAATTATACTCAAGCTAATTATCGCGCAAAACTTTTGGTATTAACGCCGTCCGCAAGCACTCCCAACGATATCCCCGGACTTGTGGCCCATTTTGATGCTAGTCATAATGTTTTTCAGTCCGACAAGGTGGCGGTCATTAATAATGCGGCTGGTTACGCAGCGGGCACCAATACGATGACTGTGGACAAATTACCTGTAGAAATAACTAGCGGCACCACCTTAACTTTCGCCAACGGGGCAACTTTTGCCCTAACCAGCACAGCGGCCGTAAACGCAACCTCTATAGTATCTACCACTGGGCTAACTGGTGCCGCGGTCGTCGACAATGAGGTAGGGGGCGTTGTTGTTACAGCTAGCGATGACAGTGTAGTGAGGTGGTATTCTAAAAATGATTCTAATGTTTATTTAACTCAGGACACTGCCAATAACCAACCAACATTCCAAAACGCTAATAAGACCGATACCTCCATTCCGGGGAGTACGGATGCGACCGTCAAGCACACCTATTTCAACAATCAAAAATACATTTATTTTTCTGCCCCATCCACGTCTCATGTTGATTATATGAATCTTTATAACGCCACAGCCAATTCCAGTTATGCGGGGGATGTGCGTATCAATAATAACGGTCTGGAATATTTGCCAAGCGCCACAGCACAGGCTATTACGATAGATGCTATATCTTTTTCTATTGCTAATGGCACAACTTTCAGATTTCCAAGGGGAGCCTCTTTCCAGTTGACGGCAGCGGCGGATTATACGGGCACCCCCCTTACTAGTTTGACAGGAAAACTTTATAAGGCTAAGCTAAAGGATGATGACCGGGGATTTTATCGTTTGTCTTCTTTGGCGTCAGGGTTTGAGATTTTTTATGTTGTTTACCCTAATCGTTGGTTGGATGGAACTTCTAATTTCACATGTTCTATTGAAACCGATTATTCTGAAAATACACCGGGTATAGATAACTATCATCAAACAGGATGGTGCGCCTTTTCACCCAAGACCACATCTCTGTCCAATGCTTTTTATGGGCGCGAGGATGGTCAGGTGCATGATAATACCGGACTTGGCCCCAAACACTCTTTATCTTTTGCTGATTGGACAAGAACAATTGTGCGAGATCCGGTTATAGCCCCGGGTCGTTCGTGGATTTACCATCTTAAAGGGGAGGCTTATAAGGGAAATATGCGAGTAACAGCTAAAAACAATGGGATTACCGTAGGTTACGGTGTTTTTAAAGCCTCTAAGTTTAATTTTAATGCATCTGGAGATGTCTTGATCGGGGCCACGTCTGCCACTAAAGGCTTTAGGGGTGGAATAGCCGCTGTTCTGCTTTACAATAAAGGGTTGACGGGGCAACAGCGCCGGGTGGTGTATGGAAATTTAATGAATAAATATCTACGAACCAAAAGCGCAACAACTACGAGTGAAACCTCTATTGATTTTACAAATCTTAAGAGTGACAGCAATGGTTTGGCGGGGCGCGTACTCTTTAACTCATAAAAATGTCTACAGAAGCACACAACAAGAGCATAACAGATTTACTTCCGGATACCCTTATAGAATTATATGAGATTGATACGGGGTCCAACTTGGGCATTAAGCGTTTTCATGCGGGAAAGTTGGTCGATAAAGATATAGTATTAAATGGTATAACTTATTATTGCTTGCCTATCGAGGCTGATGGTTTTGAATCCAAAGGGGACGGTTCATTGCCTCGCCCTCGTTTGGTAGTAGCCAATCCCGACGGCTTAATTTCTGACCTTATCAAAAGAGAAAAAGATATGGTGGGAAATATTTTTAAAAGAATAAGAATTTTTTTAAAATTTATAGACGCTGTTAATTTTCCTGATAATACCAATCCTTTTGCCAATCCAGATCCTGAATCCAAGTTTGATGATGATGTATATGTGTTTAACAGAAAGGTATCTGAAAACAAATATTTTGTTGAATTTGAATTAATTTCCCCTTTAGAGGTCGAATCCTACAAATTGCCAGCACGTATTATGATTGCGAATTACTGCCCATGGAACTATCGCGGTATTGGATGCAAATACGGTTCGCGCCCCTCATACACAGGCCCCACCACCGCCTTAAGAGATTTAAATAATGAAAATATAGAGTCAGTTGATTTTTTTGTCAAGGCCAGTAACACTAGCGAATTAGACAGGGCTATAGGGGGCATTCCTATTGCGGACAGTAAAGACAAAAGGTTTGATGACCCCAGAAATGATTGGGGGCTGAGTGGGTTAAGGTGGGCCTATCATTATAATCCTACCTATATTTCTGTAGCGTTGGATACCGTGCTTAGTGCGGGCTTTACCCAGCCAGTGACTCTTTCTGTAGCTTCTATTTCTGGGATAATTGATCCCAACAGGACACTTACATTATCCAATAGCGGAGGGGACCAAATCGGTACATTGGTATTAACTACCCAAGCAAAAAGAACGGTGACGGTTACCTTGTCCGCGGCCGCCTCAAATGGGGCCACCTCCCTTGATGTTCTTCCCGTCAATGGTGCTCTTGAGAGCGGAGAAATTATTACATTCAGCGGAAGTAGAACCTTTACGTTGGACGCTGATGCTCCAACTACAGCTCAAAAATTATCAGGAACCACCAGTGTTTGGGGGTCTGATGTTACCGCTGGAAGCGAGGGAACAACGCGCACGAGTATTACGGGAGATTTAAATTTAACATCAGGAACAAGTGTACCTGCTGATGCTACAGGAATTGTAGGTTATGTTAAGGGAGATGTTGTTGCGATAGACCCCAAAGAGTCTACACAGGTAGGGCCAATTCAGCCAGATCAAACGGTGAGTCTTTTTGTGTGTATTCAAGACCATTCTTCAACCCAAGACCCTCGCTTTAAGAAAGAATACTGGGTAGAAGATCAATGTAGCAAAGCTCTCCACGCATGCAAAATGAGGTTCGGGGATTGGAAAGGGGGCATTCCTTTTGGAGGGTTTCCGTCTATTGAAGCATACAGATATACCAATTAAGTTAGATTTTTTGGATTATATTAAACGTATTTCTTCTTTTTATAAAAGAGAGATATGCGGTTTAATTTCTCATAACTCTTTATTTTTTGTTAAAAACTCGTCGCCTTTACCTATGAAGACTTTTTATATTGATCCGGTTAAATATCTGGAGGTGTCGCAGGATAAAAAAATAGATTTTTGCTTTCATTCTCACCCCGGGACTTCATGTAAGCCAAGTTCAGCGGACATTGAGTTGGCGAATAATGCTTTGATTTCTTTTTTGATTTTTTCTCCATTAGAAGATAGGTTTGCTATATACGATCCTAAAAATGAAGAAACCATTTATTTTTCTATTTAAAAGTGTATAATGTAGGTATGATATCCGTTTCTATTGAAGGTCGCGCTGGGCAAGCATTAGGCCCTAAGTGGAAACTGCATGTTGCTACGGTTGGAGAGGCTATTAAGGCTATTAGGGCCAATGCAGGAGATGTTTTTCAGCGCGCCTTAGGCTCTTCAAAAGGTTATGTGTTGGTAGCGGATGGGGTCCCCCTAGAAAGTTCTGGATGTTTTTTTAAAAAAATTAAGAAAAGCTTGTTAGTTATCCCCGTTTTGGCAGGCGCACTTGTTACTGCGTGGTATGCGGTTTTTTCTGCGATATTGAAAATAGGCATCGTTGGGGGCTCTTATGCTGCGGCGGGGGTTATAGCTACCATCGTGATAGTGGCAGCAGTTGCTTTGATTATTTATGGTATTTATAGTTTAATTTCTATGCTATTAGCAGAAGATGAGGAGGCAGAAGGGGGCCCCGGAACCACCAGTTATGTTTTTTCGGGACCTGAAAATGTTGCTCAACAAGGGCAAGTGGTGCCTGTGGGGTATGGGCGTTTGTTGGCAGGAAGCAAGGTTATTTCGGTAGGTTTGACTAATGTAGACAAGTACGTATGGGAACATAATGACTTGGCTAATCTTCTGGGGGGAACGATAGACAATACTCCCCCTGAAATCGTTCATGTAGGAGGTGCTACCACAGGGCCCATGCAATCCCAGCGAAAATAATATGACAGAAATTTCCATAGAAGGACATTTAGCTGAAGTTGTAGGGTCTTCTTGGACACTTAAGGTTAGAAATTTTATGGAGCTGTTTAATGCTATAGAGGCAAACACCAACAAGCTGCGGAATTATTTTAATGCTCGTCGCAAGCAGTATTGGGCTATCTTCGTTGACGATGAGAGAGTGGATGCTGAAAAGTTTATGTTTCAGAACATTGAAAATAAACACGTTAGAATCATTCCTTTGTTAGCGGGAGGCGGACCCGTCGCGGGAGCTATTGTTGCTGCTATTGGCGTGAAGGGAACAGCAGCTATAATTTTGGAATTTGTTATATCTGCGATTATTTCCACTGCTATTTCTTTTGGGTTGAGTTTGTTGTTAGCTAAACTTTTAAAAACAGATGATCCTGCGGCGGTTAATACCACTTCTTTTATATTTTCTTCTCCTGAAAACGTTTCGCAGCAAGGACAGGTGGTTCCTGTGGGGTATGGAAGGATCAAGGTGGGGAGTACGAT